TCAGGCCGAAGAGTATCAGCAATTTCAATGAATGTAAGATCGGAGATTAGGGAAGTAGCAATTTCTTTCATGGGCATAGTATAGCACAGTATCGACTAAACTAAAAGCTTTTTTTACATATAAATGCATTTTTTATTTAGGGGAGGGGTTTTCTGAAAATTTTTACTTTTTCGCTTGACAGCATCTGAGCGGGGGGGTGGTGAACACTATAAGTAACTTCTTTTTAGAAAGGGACGGGTTTCGAGATATAATAAAATACAAACACATTAGATAAAAATGTGTAAATAATAAAAACAAATGGCAAAGGAAAATAGCTTATTGCTGGGTCATATAGAATTGACAACAAAACAAAAGGAGTTTTACGACATCATGACAGATGACAAAACAAGAATTGTATTTGTGGGGGGTCCAGCGGGTACCGCTAAGACGTTTTTGTCGGTTTATAGTGCATTAGATTTATATAATACAGATAAGAACTTAAAGATATTATATTTGCGTAGTGTGGTGGAGAGTGCGGATAGGGGGATAGGTTTTCTGAAAGGAGACATGGATGATAAGTTTGGGCCATATATGGCACCCCTTTTAGATAAGATTGATGAATTATTAAATAAGCCTGAAAAAGACCAATTAAAAAACAAGAAGGTACTTGAAGCAGAGCCGATTAACTTTCTGCGTGGATGTACGTGGAGGGAGAAGATAGTTATTGTGGATGAAGCTCAGAATATGAGTGTGAGAGAATTGACTACTGTGCTTACAAGGATAGGTCGAGGGAGTAAGTTATTTATCTGTGGGGATAGTTTGCAAAGTGATATAAGGAATAGTGGGTTTGATAAGTTGTATTCTTTGTTTGAAGATGAGGTTAGTTCCAAAAAAGGAGTATATAGTGTATCTTTTGATAAGACTGATGTCGTAAGAGATAAAATAATTAGTTATCTTGTAGAAAAAATTGAAAAAATAGGTTAATATTTACCATGAACAAAGTTTTTTGTGTATCTTGTGGATTCAAGAATTCGTATGAGGTGACGAAACCGAAGTTTTGTGCAAACTGCGGTACGCCTATCTCTGGTGGAGTTAGGCCCAAAGAGTTGGCTCAAGAAGAAGTTGAGGATGAACCTGAAGTTTCTAGTTTGGCGAGCTTAGATTTAAGGAAGTTGCGTCGAGATATTGTCGCTGAAGCTAATACACAAAAGACAACACTAACTGATTTATGGAAATCTGCTTCTGAATCTGATGCGGTTCAAGAAGAGTATAAGAGAAACGCTCCTAATCTTCCAGAAGGTGATGCTTTATTGAAACAAACTCAAGCTGACTGTGCCTCTTCTAGGCCCACGGAAATAGATGGATAAGGAATATGAAGACCTTATTCCAGAGATAGAGCAAGTACTCGCTAAATATAGAGCTAAATGGCAACTAAATGCATTAACATGGTTAGACTATGATGATGTTTGTCAGATCATAAGGCTACATATTTATAATAAGCTTCATTTGTGGGATCAAAAAAGGGCATTTAAACCTTGGGCTAGTGTTTTGATATCTAATCAGATAAAGAATCTGATAAGGAATCATTATAGTAACTTTGCTAAACCTTGTTTACAGTGTCCTCATTATTCTGGGGGTTTAGATTGTAGTATGACTAAAAGCGGGGTTCAAGATACTAGTTGTTCTTTGTTTGCTAATTGGCGTAAGAAGAAAGAGAATGCATATAATTTGAAGTTACCATTGTCATTGGATACATCTATTTTTGTTTATGACAACTTGTACGATGAGAATGTTGATTATGATAGAAAAGTGGTCAAGATACATGAGTTGGTTTTGAAGGAATTGAGTGAGAAGCATAAGATAATATATACAATGTTATTTATTGAGAACGCTACTGATGAAGAGGTTGCGAAGAGATTTGGGTTTAAGAAGGATACGAGTAAGAGGAAGACTCCCCGATATAAACAAATAAACAACTTAAAGAAGAAATTTTACTTGATAGCCAAAAAAGTAATTAAAAAGGACGATTTAACATGAACAACTTTAAACTATCAGAAGAGCAGGAGAAGCAGATTTTAAAAGAGTTCAAAAAGAACCCTGACTTGATGTCTATCACCCGAAAAGTATTTAAAGACGAGAATATTGACGGTAGGTCCAAACAGGGGAGAGCGGTAAGGGCTTTCCTAGCAAAACAGAATAGAGACTACAATACTTCTCTAGTCCCCAAAGCAGATAACCTAGAACTAACTCAAGAACAGAAGTCCTTTCTTATGAGTGATAATATCCATTCGGATATGAATGCTTTAGAAGTTGCCCGATTAACATTTAAGGACAGAGATGTCGCAAGCCTTAGCATTAAACATAGGTTGATTGTAGATTTTCTCAAAACTTATCGCCCTGAAGTAGTTGATGATAACGAGATTGTAACAAAAGAAAAATGGATAGCCCCAAAAGCTTTATCTCGCGTTATTTCTAAGGTTAATGCTTTTTGCGGTACTTCTTTCGAAGAATCAACGATCCAAAATAAACAAAAGAAATTGATGGATCAACTAATGATCTATCTTCGTAGTCCTAGGTTTAATCACTTTATTAACCAGTACTCTACTTTAGCAGACAGAGACCTTTTCGAAAGCGAGTTTGTCAGGGCTATTTGGGACAAGCCTGACCTCACTAATGATGAGTTGAACCTGTACGTGACCGTGTGTACCAACTACGTGCGCCAAAAACACATCCAGCAGCGCATTGATAAGCTTAACGCACTACTAGACGACCAAGACAACGAAAGAGACATCACAATGCGTCTGACGGAGATTATCAAGGCTACTAGCGATGAACTTAATCAATGCGAAAAAAGGATCGAGTCTCTTACAAAAGACTTGAATGGTTCTAGAACTGCAAGACTCAAAGCCAAGGGAGAAGAAAATGGATCTATCTTTGCTTTAGTGGAAGCCTTCCAAGAAAGAGAAGAACGTGATCGAATGATCATGATGGCAGAACTTCAAAACAAACTTATTGAAGAGGAAGCTGATAGACTTGAAAGTATGGATGATTACAAGGCTAGAATCCTAGGTATTTCTAAAAAAGAACTATTATGAGTGATTTTACCTGTAAAGAATGTGGGAAGGAGTTCGACAATAGGAAAAGCTTTCACATGCACCTGAAAGCACACTCTTTGTTTATTGGAGACTATTATGTAAAGCATTTCCAGAAAAAGGATTTGTACACTGGTTCTTTACTCCCTTTTAAAAATTATGACCAATACTTCAGAGAAGATTTCTCTTGTAAGGAAAATTATCTTAATTGGCTTAAAATCACACCTTCGGAGACCTGCAAGGAATATGTTGAAAACAAAGCTAAATCTAAATTCACAGATAAGAAGATAACTATATCTCCTCCTAATTTATTTTATCAATTATCGGATATGGCCGATATTCAAACCTATAGGAAGTTATGGGGTTCTTATTCTAATTTCACAAAAGAACTGAATTTAAAAAACCAGTTTTGCAGAAACCTCCCAAAAACCTTTTGGGAATCCTCCCACGAGGATATTTCCATTTTCGTAGACACAAGGGAAAAGCTCCCCTTTACTTTTAAGAACGGCTTAGTAAACAAGTTAGACTTTGGCGACTATACTGCTGGAGGAGAACATTATTCAAAAACATTCATAGATAGAAAATCACAAGATGACTTCAGACAAACATTATAGAAAATCACAAGATGACTTCAGACAAACATTCGGCAAAGATATTAAAAGGTTCAGGAGGGAAATGGATCGCTGTGTCCAGTTTAATTCTTACATGTTCATTGTTGTCGAGTCTTCTATTGAAAAAATCGAAGAAGACAACAAAATATCGAAGTTTAAATCGAACCTAGGTTATGTGTGGCATAATTTAAGGGGTCTCATGGTAGACTACCCAGAAAACATACAATTCATATTCGCCTACAATAGGAAAGGCGCTAAAAAGCTAATACCCAAAATCCTTTATTATGGTCAGGACTTGTGGGAGGTTGATTTACAGTACCATATAGACAATAAAGTTTATGGCTTGGAACAAAGGAAAACAGAGATATCGCACTGAGTTCTCTGCTAAAGAGTTTAACTCTCATCTTAGATCATTTGAAGGCGACTTACCCGATGAAGAAGCTAAGTATTTGTTGTACAAGTTTTTAAGGGCTAATATTGCGTTTACTTCAGAATTATTCTTAGGGGTTAAGTTATTTCCATTTCAGGCTATGGCAATCAAGGGGATGATGGTATCTGACTATTCCATGTTCGTATTCTCTCGTGGTATGTCTAAAACATTCTCTACAGCTATCTATGTGCTACTTGAGTGTCTTTTAAACCCTAGCGCGAATATAGGTGTTATTGCAGGTAGCTTTAGGCAATCAAAGCAAATCTTCCAGAAAATGGAGGATATACTATCCAAGCCCGAAGCGAAGCTCGCAAAAGAATGCGGGGTTAAGATAACCAAAGGAACTGACCAGTGGACTTTAAAAATAGGTGGTAGTAGGGCTATAGCGCTACCCTTGGCAAATGGAGAAAGGTTACGTGGATTTCGATTTAATCGCATTGTCCTCGATGAATTCTTGACCATCCCCGAAAAGATTTTCAACGAAGTTATTATACCTTTCCTTGGCGTAGTAGAAAATCCTATCGAACGAGAAGAACTTCACAAGTTAGAAACGCGCATAATCGAGAAAGGCGAGATGCAAGAAGAAGAAAGGTATGTGTGGCCTAATAACAAATTGATAATACTTTCATCTCCCTCTTTCAAGTTTGAATATATGTACAAGCTCTATAAAAAGTACGAGGGGCTAATATTCGGAGAGTCTAATAAAGATGATGAAGATGAACCAGCTGCTGACGAAGCTTATAGACTAATAATGCAGTTAAGTTATGATTGTGCTCCTACTAGGCTATACGATCAAAACCTGCTTAAACAAGCTAAGGCTACTATGTCTGAGATGCAGTTTAAACGAGAGTTTGGTGCTCAATTTGTAGATGAGAGTGATGGTTACTTTAGATTATCTAAAATGGCATCTTGTACGATAGCTGATGGGGAATTCCCAGCTGTTGAAGTCGTAGGAAACCCAAGCGACGACTACTTACTTGCTTTTGACCCTAACTGGGCTGGAAATACAAGCGCTGACCACTTTGCAATGCATGTGTTTAAAGTTATGAGAGAAGAGCAGAAGATTTGCCTTGTTCATAGCTATGCAATAGCAGGAGTATCCTTAAAAGAACATATGAGATATTTTCTCTACGTCATTCAACATTTTAATATCGTTGGGATATGCGGAGACTACAACGGAGGTGTTCAATTTATTAATTCCTGTAACGAGAGCCAATTGTTTAAAACAGCCAAAGTTAATATTGGCGTTATAGAAGTAGACTTAGAAAAACCTGATCAATGGCATAACGATATACTTAGTTTTAAGAATCAATATAATCAGAAGGAAAGAAAGTATTGTATCTTGAGAAAGCCTACAGTTAACTGGATCAGAAGTGGTAATGAGATGTTACAAGCAGCTATAGACCATAAAAGAATACTATTTGCTTCCAGAGCGGTAGACGATCACTTTGATCAACAAAGAAAAAAGAATCTACCTATTGATAGCATAAAGTGGGATAATAAAATTACAGCTACTTCCAAAGGGGCTAAAATGATTGACCTTATAGATCAACAGAAAAGTAACATTGAGCTTACAAAGTCGGAATGCGCTAACATTGAGGTTACGACAAACCCCCATACGACAAACCCCCAAGGCTCACAGTCATTTAATCTACCCCAAAACATCCGAAGACAAAAAGGGCCGAATAGAGCACGTAAAGATTCTTATTCTGCTTTGATCCTAGGTAATTGGTTTGGTAAGGTGTATTTTGATTCTTTGCACGTTAAACCTGAGAAGAAACCTACTTCTACATTTATACCTTTTACAATTTGAAAAGTTATAAAGTAACTTTTATAACTTTAGTGTAACAATTGTTAACATGGAGGAAAAGCGCAAATATACAAAGAGATCTGAGTATTGGAATAAATTTAAAAGCAATGCTTCTAATAACAACTTAAAC